CTCGGGGGCGCCGATGTCTGCCATGCCCAGGGCCTGCGCGCCGCAGAACAGGACTTGGCAACCGTCGACGGTACCGCCGGAGCCCCACTTGGAGCCGGAAGCGGCACCGCGGGTGTTGTAGACGTGGCGGAACTCGTGCAGGTAGATGCCGTCGATCTTCACGCTGGAGCCGGTGAACAGGGCGTTGTTCTTGTCGGCCTGCTGCGAGTGACGCAGGTTCAGCATGTAGTCGGGGTCCTGCTTCAGCTTCGCGAACGCCGAGGGGGTCAGGAAGGCGTGGTAGGTTTCCTCGCCGCCGTCTTCCTTGATGCCGCGAACGTAGCGCTCCTTGGCGTAAGCCTTGAGCTGCACGAACATGTTCCACGTCGGGGTGTCGGCGGCGGCCAACGCAGACGTGGCAGCCGAGGCGACCAGCGTCTTGTTGGTGCCGTCCCAGCGCAGGCGGCGGTTGGCGGACGGGGCTGCCACGTCGGCGCCGAACTCGAGGAACGGCAGGTCCGAACCGGTGCGGTTGGTACCGTTGTTCTTCTTGGTGTAGGCCACGCCGGACATGGTCAGGAAGGCCAGCTGGTCGATGCGGTCGGCCAGCCAGTAGGCCAGCACGTCACGGCTGTTGCCGCGGAACTCGACGATCGACTTCTGGTCGGCCATGCGGCCTTCGTGGCGGTTGGCGTGACGCAGCTGGTCGACGCGGATCACCTGATCGAAGGTCTGCATCGCCTCTTCGTTGCCTTCCAGGGTGCGGTCACCGGCCACGCCGTCGCCTTGCAGGTCGGCCAGCAGGGTGATGACTGCGCGAGCGCCCTTCTCGGTCTTCTTCAGCTCGGTGATGTGCTGGATCAGCGAGTTGGGGCCTTTGCCCAGGAAGCGGTTGACGAAGGACATGTTGCGGGCCTGACGCCAGAGGTCCATCGACCAAACGGTCTTCTGTTCACTGGTCAGCAGGCCAAAGTTCGTGAGTGCCATGGGGCTCTCCTTTGACTGTGGGTTGAAGTACTGGCATTTGTCGTGTCTCGCCACGACCAGCGAACTGAGAATGTGTCGTCATCTCGCACGATGGGAGCGAGTGTAATCTACTTTTTACACAAAAGAGAACAGCCCGCGATGCGGGCTGTTCTTGATTGGCAACGGGTCACGCGAAGTACGCGAGCGCGCCGCCTTTCTGTACCCACTTCGTGCCGTCGTACGCGAAGCGCGTGCTGCCCGTGGAGCCCGCAGCGGCCGTGCCGTCATCGGCTTTCTTGAACACCGAGGCCCAGGTCACCGTCACCGCTCCGCCCGCCGGGTGCACGATCGTGACATCCAGCTCGTCGCCTTTGCGCGCCGATGTCGGCGCGTTGATGGTCAGGTTTGCGCTGGGCTGCAGAACAATCTTGCGGCTGGTCAGCATGCTGTGCGTAACGGAGGCAGCTTTGTACACACGGGTGTCACATGTGATGCCCAGGGTGTTCGCTACCGACATGATGGGCAAGTTCATCACGTTCGGCGCAAGCGGCGTGATTACGCCGCTGAAGTCGCTGTCCTTGATGACCAGTCCGTTGACGCGGAGGGGGTTGTTCGACGCCGCGCCGATGCCGTACGACGACGCGCCGCCGCGGATCGTGACGCGTTCCAACGTCATCGTGTTTTGCGTAAGCGCGGTGCGGCCGGGAGTGACAACGGTGGCCCCGCGCAAGCCCACTACCTCGTTGTTGAAGTCCTTGAGGTAGATGGTCGTCTCGCCGAACATCTTGTAGATCCAGTAGTAGCCGTTCAGAGACCCGCCGCCTGACAGCACGTTGTCAAAGATGCCGACGTAGTCACCGGCACGCCAACCGACCGCAGGCGTGCCGATCGGGCATTCATAGGCGCCGAACCCGTCGACGGAATCAGTCGCTGAAACAAAGACGTGCTCTTGCCAGAAGTTGCCGTTGAACCCGAAGTTGATCGCTGCCACGTTGGGCTGCACGCCCTCGAACAAGCAGTCGTGCAGGACCGTGTCGCGTGCGTTGAACGAGATCACATGACCGTTCACCACTGACACGTCCGCGTTGCTGACGAGGTGCCCCGAGATGCGGTTATCGCGGGTTTTGTGCACGGTCGAAGCGTTCGCGATCTGAATCCCGCCGTTTCCGGGCATGTTCTGACAGTTGATTTTCGTCTGCGTGCCCTGGACGTCCTGCAAGGACCCGACGCCGAAGCGTGTGGACGAACCGGTCGTGTCGTTGATGACGAGACTCGCTTCGACGGAGGTGTCCATCGTGCCCACGTTCATCACGCCGAACGCGTTCACTCCGGAGTGGGTCAGCTCGAGGAACAGCTGACAGCCGGTGCCGGTGCCGCCTGTCGGCGAATTGGGGGTGGGCGGAAGAGTGGTGTACTTGCCGCGCGAAATGGGGCGCACCGCCTCGACCTCACCGTTGGGGCCGACTTGCGTGACGCGGAACACAGCGTGTTCTTGCACTGAGCCGCCCGACAACGTCAGGTCGTCGCCGACGGTGTAGCCAGTGCCCGACGACACATGCACCAGCTGGCCGGATGTCCAGGCGGCGAACGCCGTGCTGTCCAGACCCACGTTGTTACGATACGCGATGTCGCTCAGACCGAACGTGTTGGCGGTCGGGATACGGACTTGGTAAAAGCCCGACAGGTTCTGCATGCCGTTGGACGGGATGTTGATGAACGAGACGACTTTGCCCGTGGTCAACCCGTGACCGTTGAGCGTGACGATGGCCTCGCTGGCGAGCGACACGGCCGATGGCGAGCCGATCAATGTGCCCGGGATCGCCGAATACACCCCCGTGCCGTCGGTACCGACATCCAAGTCGGCCTCCACGTGCACGTCGCGCAGATCGGAGATGACGCTGGTGTCAGGGGTAGCGTGGTTCATGAGCGACACGCCGCCGTTGCGCAGCTGGCCTACACGACCCGTGAACGAGATGCGACCGCCGGAGACGCGACCTGTTTTGGTGTACCCCAGTGCAGAGGCGAACGGTTTGGTTGCCGGGACGTACACCTTGCAGCCCGCGCCGCGTGTGCCGAGCGTAGACACACCCACAGCCGAAAAGTTCTTGAGCCCTTGATCGTCGTAATACTCGCTGTTGGTGATCTGATCGTCGCCGAAGGCCAAGCAGTCGTCGCCCGCCTCGATGTACCCGCCGATCACGTGGATGTTTTCGCCGAACAGGATGTGCAGCCCGTCTTGGAACACCCGCGTGGCGCCCAGGACCCGGGGGTTCATGATCGTGATGTTCTTTCCGCCGATGCGCGTGGACCAGTTCTGCGACCACAGCCCTGCGATGAGCGTCACGTCCTTGATGAGCAGGTTCTCGACGTTGAAGTACTCCATCACGGACAGGTAGTCTTTGTTCGCAGCATCAAGCGTGATGTCTTCGAGACCCATGAAGCGCGCCGAACCGTACCAGCTGCCGTTCTTCTTGTTCCATTTGGCGCGGATGACCGACGACAGAGGGCTGGTGAACAGGGCCCCGTTGGTGTAGACGGCGTTGGTCGTCTTGATCAACGTGGTGCCGTTGCCCTTGATGTGGATGAACTCAGGGTGCCACAACCCGCTCACGAGGTACGGGGCCTGCCCGTACAGCTCGACGGTGCGGCGGCGCTTCGAGGCGGCGGCTTCCGCTCCCATGGTATCGAGGAAGTCCTGCAGGATGGCGGTGTCGTCGTTGCCGCTCGGTTTGGGCGCGGCAAATGCCGCGCCCGAGGACACGTCGGGCACCCACCCCGCCCCTTCGTAGTAGACCCACGCCGAGCCGTCGCCCATGCTGATGGTGTCGCCTGTTCGGTAGCCAGGGAGATTGGACGGGGATGAAACGAGGTTCGAGGTGTAGTGCACGGCGGTCTCCGAAAGTTAAGAGGCGTGGGTTCCTTCGACCCCACGTGCGATACGGTCCTTGGTGCGCGACTCAAGCGCCTGCGCGGCCAGCTCGAGGTGGTTGATGGCGCGCTGGTTTTCAGCGCACGGGAACTTGCTGTTGAGCACCTTCATGCGATGCGTCAGCACCGCGATGAGGGCCTCGTTGGTCAGGCCGTTGACGCCGGCCTCTTTGATCGGCCCGAGCTGGAACGACAGGCGGAGAGAGTAACGCCCGGCGTGAACGTCGTACACATGCCCTTCGACGCTGGTACCGTCTGCCATGCCGCTGATGGCGTTCACATAGACGCCGTTGTGGTCAGTGTGGATGCGAGCCATGATCATGCCTCCAGTTCGTCGCCGCGCATGGCAGCCAGGGTCTTTTCGTCGAGCTTCATGAAGTCGTCCTGCGACATCTTGAGCACGTCCTTCGCGCTGATCTGGCCACCGAGCTTGTCGTGGTCTTGGCCGACCTTCGTCGTCGCAGGAGGCTGCCGGCCGGCAACGTCCGCGTTCTTCTTGCGCTGCTCTGCCGCACGCGCTTCTGCCTTGGCCTTGGCCGCGTCCTCAGCACTGACGCGCGGGGTGGCCTCGGCGGCGGTCTCCTGGGCGCGGGTCTTGGGCGGCATGATGAGCTTGATAGCCTTCTGCAGCGCCTGCGAGGGCGTGTAGCCCGTGGTTTGGTAGGCGGCCTTGAGCTCGAGCACTTCAGCGGTCTTGTCCTTGTCGAAGTCCTGGTGCTTGGGGTCCAGCTGCGGGTAGGCCTCTTCCATGCGGTCGACCAGGGTGTCGTAGCGCACGCGCTCGACGGCGCGAGCTTCCGCGGCCTGGATGTTCATGTTGGTGCGCTTGTCGTTGATGTCGCGGTCCATCGTGCGGATCTCGCGCATCAACTTGTTGGCTTTGTCCAGCTCACCGTCTGCCACGGCCTTGTTGTACTCGGTCTCTTTCGCGATCAGCTTGTCCTCGAGCTGAGTGATCTCGTCGTTCGTGGCAGCGACTTGCTGGCCTTGCTGGAACTTCGACAGCTGCTGCTCGAGAGCTTCACGTCGGCCGCGCTCGGCCTCGAGGATCTCTTTGTGGCGGCTGAGCGGGATGCGCGCGTCGGCCTTGGCCTTGTCGTCCTTGTCGGCCTTGCCGTCGCTGCCCTTGTCCGGGTTGTCCGGGTCCACGTCGCTCTCGTCACCGCCACCGCCGTCGCGCAGCGAGGTGTCAGCGGCGCCGATCGTGTCGGCGTCCGGCTTGACGTCGGGCTTGACGTCGGGCTTTTTGACTTCATCGTCCGTGGGCGTCCAGTTGTCGCCGCGGTCGACTGTGCCGCCGCCCGCGCCGCCCTGGTCGGCGTCGCCTGCAGGTTCCATGTAGCGCTTGAACATCCAGTGCAGCTTGATCATGCTGTTTCCTTCGGGTTGGAGGGTTGGGGGTTGGGTTGGTTGGCTTGCTTCACGGCCACGGCCCGCTGAACGGCGGCGTCCTGTTCGCGAAGGCGGGCGTTCTGCTGCGCCTCCATCTGGCGCAGCCCGAACTCGAACTGCATTTTGCGCTCTTCCATGCTCATCTCGTGTTGGAATTTCTTCTCATCGAGTGCGATGTCGGCCTGCACCTTCATCGCCTGGGCCTGGGCGCCGTTGTCCTCTGGCGGCGTAGCCGCTTCCTTCTCAGCCAGCACGCCTTCCTTGCGGGCCTTGGCGTGCTTGAGGCCGGCGTCGGCCTGCTTGCCAGCGGCCTCTGCTTCCGTCTTGGCGACTTCGGCCTGCTGGCCACGCATGGCGAGCGCTCGCTGTGCCTGCGCCTCGGGGCTGTTCGCCGCCGCGTTCATCTTCTTGATGATCTCGCGCTTGCCGATCAGGCGGCTGTTCTCGATCAGCGTTTCGTCCGGGATGGCGACACCCAGTTCCTTCAGAGCGACGGCTTGGTCGAATTGGCTGTCCTCCAGGGTCTCGCGCTGCGGTACGCTGGAAGTGACGGTGTCGTACTCACCGAGCATCAGGTCGTTGACGACAGTACCATCGGGGCTCATGCCGTTGATGGTGAACGTCTCTTCCTCGCCGGTGAGCTTGTCCTTGGTAATGGTCAGGACGCGTTCCTCGGTGTAGAACGTCTGGATCAAGTCCAGGATGTTGCGAGCCAGGATGAAGTCGGAGCGCGTCAAGCTGTCCAGAGGCTTGACGAAGTTCGTGCTGCCGGCCTGACGCTTGGCCTGGATCGCCTTGGCGGCGACGTCGGCGCGGTCTTGGCCCTGCATGCTGTCCGAGACGCCAGAGATCCCCTTGAGGTGTTCCTCGGCCTTGTAGCTGATCCGGTCCAGACCCTGCGGCACCTGATTGGGCTGAATCTTGACCAAGTCTTTGTCCGGGTCGCCATTGACCTCGACCACGAGGCCGGTCTCGGCACCGCGCTGCTCCAGCTCTTCGGCGCTCATGTTCACCAGGGCGCCGGCCTTGGCCTTCCAGCCGCTGTTGGCCGTGGTGTTGACCACGTGCAGCTCCTGGCTCGAGACCTTGTTGAGCAGCTCCTGCGGCCCGATGAGGTTCTCCACGAGGCCGATCGTGGTGCCGTGACGGAAGAACGGAAAGAAGGGCACGACCGTGAAGTGCTTGTACGGGCTCCAGTCGTCGTGCAGCACCACGTTGTCGGCGATCACGACCCACTTGATGCGGTGGACCATCTTCGGGACGACCTTGAAGCCGAACTTTTCCACGAACCACGCGATGCGGTTGCGGTCGAAGTCGGCCGGGATGGCGCGCATGTCGCCCGTGGTTGGGTCAACGAAGTGCTTCTGCTTATCCAGCGTGCGGTACTGACGTTCGATCAAGCGGATGTTGCGCATCACGCTGGACTCATCGTACGTGCCGTTGTACATCGGGTTGAAGCGGTCACCGAAGCGATCGCGCGTGGACTGGATGCTGTCGTAGCCGTACGGGAAGAAACTCTGCTCGCGGTTGCGCAGAAGATCGGCATCTTCCTTGTTGTACAGCACCGCGATGTCGTCAGCGGTCACCCACTTGGTCGTGAAGACCTCGTTCCACGTGTCCGGGTCGTACTGCTCGCCGTCCGGGTCCACGATGACGTTCTTGGGGTTCAGGTTCTCGATGACGACCTCGCCCTGCAGGCTGTCGTTGAACCCGATGCGGACGTCGAGGAACCCGCGGGACGTGATGATCCCGTCGGCGAACATGTCCGAGCGCTTCCAGTCCAGCTGGTTGTTGTCGCTGATCTGTTTGAAGACCTTCGTCAGCACGTCGGCCGTCTCGGCGGGCGACCCTGAGCGCGGGCGGAACGCGATCTCGTTGCGGTTGTAGATCTGCTCGCCCATGACGTTGGCCATGGTCGAGATGATCTTGTTGATCGTCAGTGCCGGGCGGCGCTGCAGGCGCAACTTGGTCTTGTCGGCCTTGTCCCACTGGTCGCCGCGAAAGAACGCCTCGCACTTGTCCGCCTTCTCGACGAACTGCGCGTGCCCGTTGTCACGGGCCCAGGCGTAGCGGTACCAGATTTTTGTGCACAGGGCGGCGTCGATCGGCATAGGCGACTCACTTCAAGAATTTGAGCTTGTAGAACGACTTGTCGATCACCGACAAGATTTCGTCGATCAGGTTGGCCAACTCCGTGCTGCCGTCTGCACACTCGGTGCGGTGCGCCTTGATCCACTGGTGCAGATCCGGCAGCCAATCCACCGGCTCCCCGGTGGGCACAGGCACGTTGGGGAAGCTCTTGAACGGCCCCTCCACGCCCATGCGGCACTCGGCGAACGTATCTGCAGCCTCGACGATGGCGTCATAGAACTCGTTCAGCGCCATGTGCGCGGAGTACGAGCGGGTCGTGAAGTGGGCAAAGTGGGCGGCGGTGCGCGCTGCGAAGCAGCGGGCGATCAGTTCGGCGCATTTATCGGCCATGCGGTTCTCCTGTGCGCATCAAGCTGCCATGTGCGACGCTGCTGCGCCACCGACCTTGAGTTTGTCCTTCCATGACGGAATCCTCTGAGCACGCGGTTTGAGAGGTGCAGCCCGCCCGATGGCAAGCTGCGTCATCCAGGCCAGTGAGTCAACGCAGTCGTCGTGCACGCCGGCCGGGAAGCGCAGCATTTCCTGCCGCACGACGTCGTACCAGTCACCCGAGTCGTTGAAACTGACCATGCCCTGTTGCATTCGGCCTTGAAGTGGGCGGGCACGCGCCATTTTGTCGGTGATTGGCTTCAGCACTTCGATGGACGGGTAGAGCTGCCGCTCTTTCATGCGCTTTTTCAGCAGCGCTTCGATCGCTCGATAGATCTGCCCGTCCTCAAAGCCCAGAATCAGACTCGGACTATACCAGCGTACGACAAGATTCAGGATGCTCTCCACGATGAAGAACGCGTCCCCGCTTTTGAAGCGCAAGACCTCAGCGATGTGCAGCATGTCGTTCGTATCCTGCAGCCCGACGCTGCCGACCGTGTAGTCGTTCTGCTTTTTCTCGCTGATGGCGAAGTCGAACGCGATGTAGACGTTGGCGTCCTTGACCCTCGGCGGCTGGGCCCGGCGGAACTGCTCGCGGGTGAAATACGCCCCATCGTCAGGGACCGGGTTCTGCTGGTACAGGGCTGCCCACCAGCGCCCGCCGTTGTTCTGGGCCTTGATCCGCAACAGCTTGGCCACGTCGTAGCGTGCCGGGTGCAGCGCGTCGCCCGCGTTGCGGAGCCAGCGCAGATTGGTCGGGTCGGTCCCGCTCAGCATCGCCCGCGCGGCGGCTTCCCGGGCTTCTTCCGGGAACGCCATGACTTTGGCGCTGACCATGGCCTTGCGGAGCACGTCTTGCGCCATCTTGCCGGTGTCGATGCGGACGATCTCGTCCGTGGCCGTGTCCAGCCACTCGTCCTGCTCGGCCAGGGCGGGGTACTTGACCACCTCGAACTGGTCGATGTGGTCCTCGTCGCCGCCCAGCTTCATCATGTTCTGCAGGCGGCCCGCCAAGTCGTCGTCGTGCCACCACGTCTGGATCACCAGCACGCCGCCACCGGGGGCCAAGCGGCTGTAGGCGGTGGACAGGTACCACTCCCAGGTCTTTTCGCGGCCGTCGGCGCTGTCCGCCTCTTCCGCGTTCTTCACGGGGTCGTCGATCACGAGGACGTGAGCGCCCTTACCCGTGATCGGGCCGCCGATACCAGCTGCCACGTAGCCGCCGCGGTGGTTGTGTACGCCCCACTCTTCGGTCGAGCTGTTGTTGGGGTCCAGGCGGGTGTCCGTGAACACGCTCTGGTAGGCGGGGTCGTCGATCAGCTGCTTGACCTTGCGGCTGAAACCCATCGCGAGGCTCAAGTTGTACGAGCAGGCGATGAACTCGTGGTCCGGGTAGCGCCCCAGGTGCCACGCAGGGAAGTTCTTGGACGCGATCTCGCTCTTGCCGTGCCGGGGCGGCATGAGCAGCATGAGTCGGGGCGATTTGCCCTCCGCCACGGCCTCACTGAAGCGCTCCAGCCGGCGGCAGATGTCATCGTGGACCCACCCTGCGAGGTACTTCGGGTTCATCCGCTGGATGAACGGCATGAGACGGCGCCGCGACAGCACGCGCGACGCCAGTTCGCGTTGTACGGCCGCAGCTGCGGGGGTGCTTGCAGCCGGAATTGGCAAAGTCCCGGTGGGCTGAGGCGAAGGCGTGAGCGCTGCGAGTTTCGAGGTACTCGCTAGGGTGGGCTTTTTCGCGCTCTTGCCAGTGGACGCTGAACCACGCACGGGCGCCTTTTGGCCACTCGCGGATGGTTTTGAGCTCGTCGAGGCGCGTGTTGAGGCCGCAGTGGTCTTTGTCTTGGACGAGCCACGCCGCGAAGCTGCGGTAGCGGTAGCCTTCTTCGTCGTAGAACTCGGCTTGCGGGTCGAAATCTTGGTCATTCAGGTTCTCCGTCGCCATCTTCTTGCTCCATCAAGGCCGCTTCGGCCTCAAGTACCTGCTGACCTGTCTCTGCGATGACCTTGAACAGCTCTGCGTCGCTCATGCGGTCCAGGCGGTCCAGCATCACTTTGCCGTTGATCGTGATGTCGAGCTTCTTCTGCACCGGCTCGTAGTAGCCGCACATTTTTCCGATCTCGCGCCAGCCTGACACCATCGTTCCGGGCTCCGCCATGAGCTTGGCCAGTTCGATGGACTCCAAAAGGCCGTCCATCACGCGCTTGCGGGTCATTTGGCTGGCCTCTTCGTAGAGGCGCTTCTCGTCCTCGTACATGCGCAGCACGTTGGGCATCCGCACGAGGCGATACGCGTATGCGCCCCCATCGTTGTAGCCCGCCTTGGCCGATGCACTGAGGATCGACTCGCCCTGCGCCCAGAACTTGACGAACGCGCGCTGCATGTCGGTGAGCGGTTTGTCTGGGCTGATCAGCTCGGCGTTCTTCGCGCTGGACGTGTTGATGCCTCGCCGCGCTTGCGCTGCGTGCTTGGCGCGGCCTTCTGGCGTCGCGTCGGCCCCGCGCTTTTTGGATGTAGCCATGGTGTGCATCAAAGTTGGACGTACGGAAATTTTATAGAAAAAATTGAAAGTGGTTTGTACGGAAGGGCCGGGTGGGTCGGTTTTTCGTGTGTAGGTCGCCGCGTGAGTCTCTTATCCCCCTGTCCTCAAAGACCGTCCCGGGTTCGGATTCGGATTCGAGGACTGGGATAAGGAGTCTCTTTTACCCACCGCCGTGCGAAGTTCGCGTTCCGCGCCCTTCGCTCCCTCACGCGTGGTGTCTTCATCAAACTAGGACCACATCATGCCTACCAAAGCCCAACTTCAATCTGAGCTCGAAGCTCTGCGTCACAACTACGACCTGCTCGAGACCAAGGTCGTCCGACTCGAAGAAGCCCGCGACGCGCTGCAACGTCAGCTGGCCAAGGCCATCGAGCAGCGTAACGAGCAGCTCGATGCGAAGCACGACGCACTCAATGCGGCGGCTGATGCGCGCATTGCACGCGTCGCGTCTCGTCCGCAGGCGTTCCCTCGCCCGGTCTTCGAGTTCGACCCTCACACTCAGGGCGACTTTCAGCGTGCTTGCGCGCTGGCCAAGGCCAACAACGGCGTTGTTCAGCGCATCCGTCCGGAGCACGCATGAGCACCGCGTACATCGAGCTGACCCCTGAGCAGCTCTTCATCCTGTTCGGCGTTTTGGCGTGACGCCGATGCGAGGACTACGTCCTCGCTCCAACACGCTCTGTGTTCTTTCCTTCATCAACTTGTTTCACTGGAGATCATCATGACCGCACGTACCACCAAGACCGCCGCTTCCACCAAGCCCACCGCCGAGCAAATCGCTCAGGCCAAGAAGGACGTCGCTGCTCAGCGCAAGCTGCGCGGCGGCAACTGCGAGCAGAGCGAAGCCGAATTCATGAAGGCGACTTTCTCCAAAGCCGGCCAGATCGCTGAGGACATGCTCAAGCCGAAGGCCAAAGCTGAGGCCGAAGCAGACCACGCTTCGATGTTCAGCAACCTGAACTTCGACTTCCGCTCGTTCTGCGAGTCGCTGGGCGTCGCCATCCCTTCCAAGCGCCGCATCCTCGTGGCCACTGTCGCCTCGATCATCGTCGGCGGCTGCATCGGCTACTTCGGTGGCCAGCTGCTCGGCATGCTGGTCGCTGGTGCCCTCGTGCTCACGGGCTCTGCCTTCTTGAGCATGCTGGTCTACATCCTGGGTTTGTGCCTCCTTGCGTACGCCGCGTTCGTCGCTGGTCGCAAGGTCGCTCAGTACATCCTGACCAGCAACGTCGACTCCGACCTCTCGGCTGTGCGCAACACGCTCGGCTCGGCCAAGGATCGCGTGTTCGGCTGGTTCAAGTCTGAGCCCAAGGCTGTTGCCGCTCCTGCCGCAGCTGCCGCAGCTGCGTGAGGTAGCGCCATGCTCGAGATGTCACTCATCGTCGGGCTTGGCTTGCTCGTCTCGCTCGCCAAGCTTCCGTGGTCCTGGCGAATGCGCATACTCAGTTCACCGTTCTTGGTGGACTGCATCGTGTTCGCCGTCCTCTGCCTTTTGCATTGGGGGACTTTTTCTGGCGTGATGGTGGCAACGGGCGGTGCACTGATGTGCTCGCTCGTGTTGTCCACCGCTCGCACGCTCATCGGCTCC